GTTCTCAAATCACATTAACAAATGCTGGAACTTATAATATTCAATTCTCAGCACAAGTAGATAGAGTATCAGGAAGTGGAACAGATGTAGTATACATTTGGTTAAAAAAGAATGGTGCTAATGTAAGTCAAAGTGCTGGTGCAGTAACTATAAGTGGAGCAGCAGCAGCAGCTAAAGTAATAGCAGCTTGGAATTATGTAGTTGATGCTGCAGCAAATGATAATTATGAATTAGTATGGCAATCAGCTGATGCAAATATTCAATTAGTTGCAGCAGCAGCAAGTGGTAATATACCAGCAATCCCATCAGTAATATTAACTGTGACACAAAATAGATAATGGCAAAGTCAGTAAATTCAAATAAATTAACATTTGGTAAGCGTAAAGGGGGCAAAGCTAGAAAAACTAGCGGCCCCAAAGATGCGCCTACTAAAATATATAGAGGTCAAGGTAAAAAACATTAATATGCCAATCCCACAACGTAAACAAGGCCAATCAGAAGATACATTTATAAGTGAGTGTATTGCTGAATTAGCAGGCGAATATGATCAGCAACAAGCTGCTGCAATTTGCTATCAACAAATAAATTTAGAGGATTATGCTTTTAAAAAGGCATTAATGAAGTTTAGTCAACCAAGCTTTACTGGAAATACTTATTCAGGTGGTATGGGCATGAAACGCAAAAACCTCTCAAATAAGAAATAACGATATTGTTATATAATCACAAAATAAATTAGATATGGATTCAAAAATACTTTTGAATAAAATCTTTACTTTGTTATCAATCGATGCAAAAGAAGTTGAACTTACACGCGATGTTGTGTATGGTTCTTTGCTTCCTGACAACGATATCTTAGAAGTATCTGAATGGAAAATCGGTGTTCCTGTATTTGTTATCTCAGAAGATGGTACTAAAAAACCTCTTATTGATGGTGAATACGACATTGTAATTGAAGATACAGCTGATGGTTTATCACAAGGTGGTCCTACAAAGTATGCCTTAAAAATCGACGGCAATAAGATTGAGTCACTTCAGATTAAACAACTTAAAGAGACTAAAGCAATCACAAACAAAACACAATCAGAAAAAACCGAAACTATGGAATTAAAATCTATGGAGGAGAAAGCAATGGTTCCTGAAACCAAATCTCCTGAAAAAGAAGAAATGGCCGAACCTCTAAAAGATTTAGGCCCTGAAGAAAAGTATGCAACTAAAGCTGAAATCGAAGACATCAAGAAAGCGATTGAAGAATTAACTAAAGCATTTGCTTCATTGACTAAAGAAAAAGGCGATGAAACAGAAATGGGTAGCGAAGAGAAGATGGTAACTGTACCTGAAACTAAAGTACCTGGTAAAGAAGTTAAAATGTCTTCTGCACGTAAATTAACTGGTGCTCCTGAAGCTGCTAAACCTTCTTACAACGAATTTTATAACAACAAATCAGAATTTGAAACTACTCAGCAACGCGTATTCCGCAAGATGAGTGAGTTTTAATTAATTAACTAAAATAAATTTTTAAAACCTTATTAAAATGAATAAGAACGTATTTTTACAACAGCCTACGTTAACCAACAACACCTATGCAGGTGAATTTGCTGGTAAATACATCGCTGCTGCGCTTTTCAGCTCACCAACAATCGATAAAGAGTTGATTACTGTACTTCCTAACGTACGTTACAAAGAAGTTATTCAGAAGTTTGACTTCTCTAACTTGATTGGTAACGCTGCTTGTGATTTCGGTAATGCTACTCCTGCCTCTATGTCAATCGACGAGAGAGTATTAACAACTGAAGAATTTCAAGTTAACTTACAATTGTGTAAAAAACAATTACGTCAAACTTGGGAAGCTACTATGATGGCTCCTTCAGTATTAAATGACACTTTGCCTACTTCATTCTCTGATTTCGTAATCGGATATGTTGCTCAGCAAGTTGCTCAACAAAACGAAACTAACATCTGGCAAGGTGCTAACGCATCAGTAGGTCAGTTTGATGGTATCGTAACTCAATTATGTGCTGCTTCAGGTTCAGCTAATGGTCCATTGATCGTTTCAGCTTCTGCAGTTACTTCAGCTTCTGTAATCAACCAATTACAATCTGTAGTTAACTCTATTCCTTCTGCAGTATATGGTAAAGAAGATTTAAGCATCTATGTACCTGCTAACGTAGTTAAAGCTTATGCTTTCGCATTAGGTACTGCTAACTACCAATTTGGTGCTTATGTAGGTGGTAAGCCATTAGATTTCTTAGGCATACCTCTTCAATACTGCCCTGGTTTAGCTTCTAACACTATGGTAGCTGCTCAAAAATCTAACTTATTCTTCGGTACTGCTCTTAAGAGTGATTTCAACGAAGTAAGAGTATTAGATATGAGTGATTTAGATGGTTCACAAAACGTACGCTTTGTAATGCGCTACTCAGCTGGTGTTCAGTTTGGTGTTGGTTCAGACATTGTACTTTACAAGAACTGCTAATTAGCATAAAATAATGGATGGTTGGTGGTTACCCTCCTAAAAACAAAACCTCATTTTTTTTAAAAAAACAAATTAAATTATTAAAATATGGCTTGCGATATTACTTTAGGTCGTAATGAACCTTGTAAAGATTCGGTTGGTGGTTTGCTCGCAGTTTATTTTCAGAACTATAACTCTAGTGCTACTGGTTCTTTAAATTCTGATGATCAAGTAACTGCCTGGGTAACTGGTTCAACTGTTTACAAGTATGCTTTAAAAGGCAACTCTACCTACACTGAAACCATCGTAACCTCAAGAGATAATGGTACTACTGCTTTTTCACAAGTATTAGTATTGAACCTTAAATCATTAGATGCTACTACAACTAAACAACTTAAATTGTTAGCTTATGGTAGACCACAAATATTCGTTCAAACAAATAATGGTCAAACATTATTAGTAGGACGTGTACACGGTGCTGATGTAACTGAAGGTACAATTACTGAAACTGGTGCTTCATTAGGTGATAAGTACGGATATAGCTTGACGTTTACTGGATTAGAAGCTTTACCTGCAAACTACGTTTCAGGTGCAACTGTATCTCTTCCATTTGGTACTATTACTAATGCTCCTACAGTTGTGACTGGCTCTAACAGCTAATTATAACTAGGGAGTTTTTATATATATCCCATTTACAGTGTTTACTAAGATTTAGGTCATCCTTTTTGGATGGCCTATTTCTTTGTCATATATTTATTTTTGCCGTATTCAGCCACGGCATATAGTATATTTTATCTAATCGGACCACTGTTCTCTACAGTGGTCCCTTTTTTTAGACTAAATCATCAATTTGTGGTTATATCATTATGATAGTAATTCAACCAGTAACATCTTCTCAATCATTTGCTATTAGAGTAAGAGAAACATCATCAGTGTCGCCTGTGTCTTACAAGATCAAATTAGTAAATGAAGACACTAATGTGACATCATCGATTATTCCTACTGCATCTTTTAATAGTGCTGATTTTCTGACTGTTACAGCATCATTCAATTTAACAAATGATGGGTTTTACTATATGCAATTATTTCAAATGTCAGGATCGACTGAAATACAAGAACTGTATTCAGGCGAAATGTTGTACTCAAGTGCTTCAGCATACACAGCATCAACTCCAGACTTTATAACATATACAGGATCAAACAACGAATATATAATTTATTAAGTTTATGAATCAATCAAATAAAAACTTTATATCAGTAGTTAACTTAACTAACTACATACAACCAAAAGTTAGTGAGCAAAGTGCTAGTGGTAAAAGAACGCCTTGGGTTGAGTATGGCATCTATAATACAGATGATTTCTTTGGTGTAATTACTGAAAAGTATGAAACATCAACTACCAATGCTGCTTGCGTAGATGCAACTTCAAATTTAATATTTGGTAAGGGTTTAAAATCAAAAGATCCAAATGTGGATACTATGATTTATAACTTATTAGCAGATAAAGATTTGAATAAAGCTATTTTTGATCTTAAACTTTATGGCAACGCAGCGTTTCA